AAAGAATGGGAGCCTTTAAGCGAAGACAACCAGTTCTGCAGTAACGCAAGGAGACGAAGCAATGAATGACAAGGTGCTCAGCTTCAAGTGCGACTTGGAAAACTACAAACACATCAAAGCCTTGCTGAACGAGCGCAAACAGGAGCTGACTGAAGTCATCTATCTCATGCAGGGAGTGAAGGCGGTGCAGACTTCCGGAATGCCACACGGTCAGCCGGACAACAAAAGCCGGGTCATTCAGTTCATGCCAAGAAAGGAATTCATCGAACAGGAGATAGTCAGACTGGTCGACCGCATCGCTTATGTCGATGATGTACTGGAGTGCATGGCTGAGTTCGAGAAAAGCGTTCTGCTGCAACACTACTTCAAAGGCAAGACATACCAAGAGATTGCCGACGAAAAGAATTATTCGCAGTCCTGGCTAAGGGAAAAGGTCAGCCGTGAAATAGCATTGGCAATCTGGAGATATGAAACACAGGCATCGCGCCGCTCAGAAAATGATTTATAGTGTATACGTCAAAATAGGCGAAGAAGGAAGGGCACGGGACACCTTCCTTTTTTGTACATCTCCCGACCGGGTCGGCGACCTCCTACAGACGATCAGTTCTTTCTTCTTTTCCAACTGCTGATCCGGTCAAAGAAAGGAACATCATGGATGACGATGTAATCGATTTAAGCGATGAGAAAACATTCAAAGAAGAAATGCGCCGGTTAGATCGTGAAAGCGTTTGTCCGTGTGCATACTGCATCAAGCGCCTTACCTGCGAGCGACCGCATTACTGCATCGATTACAAAGCTTGGCGAAAGAAATATCTGCAGAGCAGGTTCAGATGATATGGCAGCGAATCCCAGGTACAGTAACGGTAATCTACGCCGGAAGTACAGAGCCAGGATGAAGGCACAGGGTTGTGAATGCGGGATATGTCATGGGCGTCTCGGACCGATTCATTATGATGAGCCGTCGGACAGCAAGCATCCTCTGTCGTTTGTAATCGACGAAATAAGACCGGTGGCCCACTGGAAGCAGAATGGATATCCTTCACCGGAAGCTGCCGCTCAAGATTGGACAAATCTTCAAGCAGCGCACTACCTATGCAACTCCCTCAAGGGGGCCAGGGAAGGTTTCAGTCTGTCAGACCAAGGAAAAAGGAAAGCTTTTGTCAAAGATGGCGACTGGTAGTGAGGGGGAGGGCCCCGCCCGGCTGCCTCGGCGACCCAGGCGCTGTCCAGCGCCGATTTACACACAGGAAATTTTAAGGAGCCTCAGATGGCAAAGAAACTTAAGACCGTTACATCAAGCGGAACGCACCTTGAACAGCTGAAAACACTGGCAATAAAGCTTGCTGAACAGCTTGATATGGCCGTGGACCAGCAGGGATATGCGCAGCTGGCCAAGCAGTATCGGGAGACGATCGGGGAGATAGCAGAGATAGAAGGTTATGAAGACAGCAATGACGAACTCAATGAGATCCTCAACGGCCGTAAGGCTGATGGGAAGCCAGGAGCCGTCAGAAAGAATCGCACCGATCTCAACTGAATCAGACGGAAGCGATGCGCTGAAGGTTCTGAAGCTCGGAGGGATCAAGTTAGATCCATGGCAGGAGAATATCCTTCACGACTGGATGGCCAGAGACGAAGAAGGAAAGTGGGCATCATCCACATGCGGCTGCAGTGTTCCAAGGCAGAACGGCAAATCCTTTGTGGTGCAGGGAAGAGCGATTCCCGGAATGCTTCTGTTCGGAGAACAGGTCATCTATACGGCACATTTACAAAAAACAGCAACGGAGACCTTCGAAGAGATGAAGGCCTTTTTTGAATCTCCAAAGATCAAACGCTATGTCAAAGAGATCAAGACAGCGATCGGCCGTGAACAGATCATTCTGAAGAACGGCGCAAGAGTGAAGTTCCTGGCAAGGACAAGAAACGGAGGCCGTGGTCAGCATGGAGACCTGCTCATCATCGATGAGGCTCAGGAAATCGATGAGAATGCACAGGCAAGTTTCCTGCCGGCTATCTCAGCTTCTCTGAATCCGCAGACTGTCTATCTCGGGACACCGCCAGATCCAACTATACCAGGCACCGTCTTCCGCAAGATCCGTGCCAACGCACTGACGGGAGAAACAAAGATTGCCTGGACAGAGTTCTCCGTTCCGGAGATCGGAGATACACATGATCCGGAGCGCTGGGCAAAGACGAATCCGGCACTCGGCAGACGAATACAGTTTTCAACGATCGCATCGGAGTCGGAACAGATGGACCCGGATACTTTTGCACGGGAGAGATTAGGCTGGTGGGCACCGGTCGTTACGCAGCAGATCGAGTATGCGCTTGATCCAAAAGCGTGGGAAGCCTGTGCATCAGATCTGCCGAAGCCGGAGGGCAAGACAGCCTATGGTGTGAAATTCTCTCCGGATGGAGCTGAAGTGATTCTGGCCGGTGCTGTGACTGATTTCCAGGGGATTACACGCATATCACTGATCGAGCGAAGAAGTACCGGGCATGGTATCAAATGGCTCGCAGAGTGGCTGAATCAGCGTTACACAGTGGCTTCCTGTGTCGTGATAGATGGAAGAAACGGTGCTGACATTCTGATCGATAGGATCAGCGATACATGGAAGGTCAAAGATTCGGTGATCAAGCCGAGAGCAATCGATGTGGTCAATGCCAGCACGATGCTGGTGACTGAAATAAACGAACGAACACTTACTTGGTACAGGCTGCAGGAAACACTGGACAACAGTGCCAGGACAGCTGTCAGAAGACCGATATCCGGAGGCTGGGGATTCGGTGGCGAAGATTCATGCCCGATCGAGGCATGTGCACTTGCGCTGTGGGGAGTGAAGACATCCAAGCGCAATCCGGGGAGAAAGATGAGGATTGGTTAGATGGTGAAACTTAAAGGCGATATAGTACATGCCTTCGGTCTGCCGGCTGAAGAACAGACAATGATGCAGGAGCTGCTCAATGTATATAACCTGCATGAAGTCCCGAACAAGCTGAAAGAGAAGTATTACGAAGGGCATATCACACTTGCAGAAGTGAATCTGGGTATTGCGCTTCCTACCGGGCTGAAAAATCTTGAGATAGGCTGCGCCTGGGGAGAGAAGGCAGTCGATGTGCTGGCATCCAGATCCATGTTCGATGGCTTTGTGACATCATCCGGAGCTGAGTCTGAAACCATGAACAGGCTGGCAAAGGATAACAGGCTGATTGCCGAATACATGAAGGCCTGCCGGGATGAGCTGAAGTATGGATGTACATTTGCCACACTGTCAGCTGACGAAGAAATCGGCACACGTATCAGATTCCACTCTCCGCAGTCAGCAGCGGCACTCTGGTCCGGAGAAAAACAGAGGATCGAGTGCGGTTTTGCCATCATCGACTACGAAAGCGATGACAAGGCATGGAGTCCGTCACTGGTGAATCTCTATACGGATGATGCGATATGGATCTTAAGGCTTGTAGGCAACAGATGGGTTGCGGAAGAGAAACCACACCGCATGGGCAGACCGTTGATGGAACCGCTGATCTGGAACGCCACCAGTGCAAAGCCTTTCGGAAGATCCAGACTGAAAGAACCGATCCGCAGACTAATCCAGGGATATGTCCGGACGGTAGCCAATGCGACGATCGGACTGGAGTTTGCGACATCCCCTCAGAAATACCTGCTTGGTGTGACAGACGAACAGTATGATGCAGTGACAAATTCCAAGTTCCAGCAGTATGTCGGATCTATCCTGGCATCAACGAGCAATCCGGAGACAGGACAGAATCCTGTGTTCGGTCAGCTGTCGCAGGGAACCATTGAACCGCATGTGCAGATGCTTCGTTTGTTGGCAACACAGTTCTCTGCAGCAACAGGCCTGACCGTTACAGATACTGGTGTGGTTAATGATGCAAATCCGACCTCATCTGACGCTATTCTGGCCCAATCTCAGACGCTTGTGCTGATGGCTGAACAGTTGAATGCCGGCAATGGAAATGCACTGTATACGCTGTCACAGATGGCAATGGCAATCGATCAGAACGTGACCATGGATGAGCTTTCTGAAGAAGATAAGGCAGTCATGGCTCACTTCAAGAACCCGGCCATGCCGTCACTGGCTTCCACTGCGGACGCAGCTGTGAAGATTGCCTCTGCGCGCCAGGCGTTCTCCGAGACAGATGTATTTGCCGAGATGATCGGCTTCGATCAGGCAGACATCCGGAGGATCAAAGCACAGGAGTCCAGAGCAAGAGGTCTGCAGACGCTGAGTGAGGAATTCGGCAATGATCTCGAAGGCTAAGTGGCAGAGATACATAAAAAAGCTTGCCGATATCGATGAACATGCCGGAGATCTGATGCGACAGTATATCGAGGCAAACGGTCTGCAGGACAATAATGCTTTGATCGATTATGCATTCGGACTTGCTACAAAATACGGAGAAGCTTCGGCAGAACTTGGGTGTGAGATGGTCGAACTGATGGCAGCTGCGCAGGGAGTAGAGATTCCTCCGGCTGTACCGGCTGAAACTGCGACTGTTCAAGAGGTTGCCAAAGGAGTGATGTACGGTAAGTATCATTCACCGAGTCAGATCCCTAACATTGTGAGCAGAAAGGTCAGACAGGCCGGGGCTGACACGGTAATGAAGAATGCGATCGTGAACAACGCGGAATGGGCATGGGTCCCTTCCGGAGATACCTGTGCATTCTGCATTACATTGGCATCAAGAGGCTGGCAGCGTGCTTCCAAGAAAGTCCTGAAGGGCAATCATGTGGAGCACATACATTCGAACTGTGACTGTACATTTGCGCTGGCATTCAACGAAAAGGGAAAGCGCAAGTATGATTCCGTCTATGACCCAAAGAAGTATGAGGATATGTACTACGGTGCAGAAGGACATACTCCAGGAGATAGGATCAATGCGATGCGCCGAGCCAAATATCATCAAAATAAAGATTATATTAATACGCAGAAGAGGAATGCGTACCAACTGAGAAAACTTGAAGATTGGGCATTGGGTGAAGAAGGACATAAAGGTTTAGACAGATCTACAGAGTGGCAAAGAAAACGGATCTATTCTGACACTTATCCAAGAAGAATGTCAGCTATTGGAGAACCCAGAAAAATACGGGAAAAAGTTGTTGAAGAGGCAAGAAGCATTTTAAAACACCGCAACGGCACAAGGTTTGAGGACTTAGTATTCATAGACTCCAATACCGGAGAGATAAAAAGACAATTAAACTATGATGTGAAGGATAAAGTTGAACCTACAAACGAAATGAAAAAAATGGTGGAGAAAAATAGACACTCGATAATTGCTATTCATAACCATCCTTTGAGTGTTGCCCCTAGTGAGGGTGACATTATTTCTGCGTATAGCCATGAATACAAATATGGAATTGTTGTTTGTCATAATGGTGATATATATAAGTACACATTAAAGGAATCTGTAAATATATCGGCCTATGTTTCAGCATATACACGCTTTGACAAAGCGTCACAATCTAGAGATGCATTGCCAAAATTCATAGAAGAGTGTAAAATGAGTGGGGTTGAGATTGAATTCTTATGATTACAATGGAGAGCATAGAAAAAAAACTTGGATTTAATCCTCTAACATATGATTGGCTAAATAACCCTCTTGATATTGGTACAGATGCTAATCCTA